GGCAATATGTCAAGTTCCTTTGGTATCTTTGTCATAAAAGAAAACGCAGAGGCTTGATAGATATTGTCTTTGAGATTCACAAATTTCACCTTGTCTCCTTCTTGAATAGAAACGTACTTGTTTCCAAGTTTGTTCTCATCTACGAGATGGTTGTAGAGTATTGCACCCTTAACATGTTTGGGTGCGCCGAGTGCAAATAAACGATCTGATCCTCGAAACTTCTTCAGTCCATTACAGGAGCGAGGATAGGCAATTTCTTCTGGTGGCAATGTCATAAACTCCTCACGAAAATCTTGTATGAATTTATTTAACATCTCCTCATCACCACCCATGATGATTTTGATTGCCTCCTTCAACTTCTCCCGACAGGGTGCAGGAGTTGAACTCTTAACGCTTTCTAGTCCCATAATCTTGAGTTTAGGTTCCTTAAACCGAACACCTTCCATATCATACAGGTTTAGAATGTATCGTTTCTTTGCAGTCCAGATTCCCTTGTCAGCGATTGCCTCTCTGCCCATCTCCATCTTCTGTTCGTATGCGTTGGTTACTTTAGCAAGAGCTTGATAAGACTTATCAATAAAAGGTTCCAGCTTCTCTTTTGCAATCTTATCCAAGAAATTGACAATAGTGTTAGTGTCTGTTCCCTCTTTAAACACCTTACTAACCAACCCGTCAAAAGTGATGTACAGTGAATCTGTGTCACTAGCAACAACGTAATCCATGTCTTTCGTTTCCAAGATTTTGTTAAGATAAATGTTGATGCTTTTCTCAACCCATCGAATAGACAATTGACCAGATGAAGTAATTGCAGTGGCAACCAGCAGATCAAAATAACGAAACCAATTGTTCCCAATAGCACCATATGCGCTGTTAAGAGAAATCTTCTTCGCCATTTGGATGTTGTTGTATCGGGCAATGTCTTTAAGTAGAGACTTTTCCCCAGTGTTTTCATACTCTTGTTGAGCGTCGAGCATAAGTCTTTTATATTTGACACGATCATTATACATGCCCTCCATTAGTTCTGGTAGAAACCCACGTTTGTCTTTGCGAAAGAACGCACCATTAGGAGTCATGCAATATTCTGTATCATTCTTTACCTTACCAGCCAACATCTTATCTACCATACCCTCAACAAGTTCGGCGTCCTTGTTTACTAGTGTCTCAGGTGAGATGTTGTACTGCATGATTAGATGAGGATACAGAGAGTTCAAATCAAAGGACATAACCCATTTGTGCATACCTACCTGTGGGTCTTTCACATAGGCACCTTCAAACTTTTCCACCTTCTTGTGATCTTTCTTCTGAGGAATCACAAGGTTCCTCTCACGCAGATAATTGTAGATAAGGATATCCCAATACCGCACAGTTCCAAGCACATCAGTAAAGTTGACCTTTGCCTCATATGCCATCGTCAATGCAAGTTCAATCAGCTTCATCTTGTCTTCAAGACGGTCAACAAGTTCCACATCTTGAATGTTGTATTCGATGAACGACTGATAGTCTTTAGTGTACCACTCACGAAATGTTTCGAAGGGATTACCGTCCTTGCGTTCACCTAGTTCGACAAACGCAATGTGGTCCAGACGATAGGACTCCTGATTGGTGTATGTGAACTTACGATATAGATCAAAGTAATCCAGTGCAGCGATGCCATCTAGAGTATAGACTTGATGAGTACGACCCATCTGATACACATCACGGGCAAACACGTTCTTCCACGGAGACAGACGTTTGACTTCTTCCTCATCAAACACATTACGAATACGATTGCAAAGATATGGAATATCAAAGAACTCTGTATGCCATCCAGTGATAATATCAGGTGTGTGTCGTTCCCAGAATGCTAGGAACTCTTTCAGCAGATGCACTTCACTCTCACATTGCACATAGGTTACATCATCACGGTCTGTGACGAACTCACCGATACCCCAGACAACGATGCGTTTAGTCTGGTGATTCTTGAGAGTAATAGACAGCATAGGTTCTGCTGCATCTTCTGGTTTAGGGAAACCGTTCTCACACTCCACCTCAATATCGATGGTGACCATGAGCATCTGGTCCAAGTCCCAATCGACCTGATTAGGATATTCATCAGCAATCCAGCAATAGGGATATTGTGTGTTACCAAACATAATGTCTTTTTGGTTCTCACGATCAGACACCCACTGTTTGGCTTCTTTGATAGAGTCGAACTTATGTGGGAGAACACTCTGACCATCTAGAGTTTTGTAGCCAGTCTCCTCACGGGTCTTGACCAGATCGAACAGCGTAGGTTCATACTTAACTCTGCGAGTCGTGCGTTCTCCATTCCTGACTTCACGGACAAGAATGGAGTTACCGTATTGCAATACGTTTGTATAAAAGTTCATATAAAGACTATATCAGGTTTCCGTAGATTTGTCAAGGTTCCAGTTGTCACGATTTTTAAATACATCAACAAACATCTTATAAATGTTAATATTATTCAACTCATTTATATGACCAGTTCCAGGCGAACCATTAACCTCTATAAAATAAGGGGGAATTTTCTCTCTATCTTTTGAGGGAATAAAATCAAAACCACCCCAAAAAACATCTGTTGATTCTGCTGCCTTCAAAACACTTTCTTTTTCTAAATCGGTTAAAGTCATTTTTAAAGGTAAAGTTCCTTGACTTATATTACTTCTAAAATCTCCACTAATAACTGGTCTTTTTATTTGAGCAATAATTTCTTTGTTTAAAACTATGACTCTTACATCAAACTCAGTTGGAATATATTCTTGTAATATTAAAGGAATATCTTCATCAATTTTATAAATCAATTGTAATGCAGTAACTAGAGATTTATATGATTCTATAAAAACTACCCCTATACCTCTTGTTCCCATGGCAGTTTTTAATATCATAGGATATTTACCACCAACCTCTTTTATAGGCACTTCTAGAGTTTCTACAGATGTAATTAAACTAGTTTTTGGTTGTTGTAATCCTGCTTCTTTAAAATGAATATAATTAAGCCATTTATCATTACACATTTCCATAGTTTTTCTAGAGTTTACCATAAAAACATTTTTTAGTCTTAACATTTCAGTATATCTGTGAGTTCTATCGCCTTTACTTCCTCTGATTACAACAACAGTATTTTCTGGTATTATCTCAAAACCTTTTTTATCGTGTTCTTCTTCTGAAAATTTCGGGTTTGGTTTAACATTCCTTCTATTGTCATTATCTTTACTATAGTTATGTGCAACATAATTACCCTTTTCGTTCTGTGTAAAATAACCTTTATTTATTTCAAACTGATAAAAATCTTTTGGGTTATTATTTTTTGCCCATTCTTTTTCTATTTCTTCTCCAGTTTTATTTGGATCATTAGGATCATCAAAGATTATTAACATCAACCTATAAGGTTCATCCTTTTCCTCTGCGATGTAAGACTTGAACTTTTCCATTAGACTTCTTTTTTCTTTCCAATGTTATATTTGGTTTCTAGTGTCCAATCACCCTTCTCAGAATATGACAATACTTTAATCTGACTGAGCGGAGCAACTTCACCAAGTTCACCAATAACATCGATTAGTCCCCAATCCTTCAACAAATTTGCAATAGTATTTCTTCGTTGCAAATCATTCTTATTTAGATTTGTATTCTTACCATCCAGAGCAAAGAGCTCCTTGAAATGCACAATGTAGTATCTACCCTGCTTATGCAGAATATGACATGATTGGTATAGTTTCTTTTCTTTACGAGATGCAACGCCAATACGAGATAGAGTCTCTCTTACCTTCAGAAAGTCATCAGGTTCTTTCAACCCGACTTCTAGCATCATCTCCTGTGTCCAATTAATCTCTTCCATTTTTCCCACCTTTATATAATCTTCTTTTTATGGTGGCGAGTTGATCCTCAGACAATATATCAAGAGCGGCCTTGGCCTTTGCATTACTATATCCATAAAACTCTTTAACATACTCTAGATTCTCTAATTTCGTCGCCTTCAACCACGGAGTAAATCTCTTCCTTGGCCTCAGACTATTTAGTAAAAAGTCAAACTGCATCTTCTTATCAACATTTGGTAGTTGATTAATCTCATTCACCAACATGATGGTATCAGCAAATGGAGCAACACACTTGTTGACAATGAACGGAGGATACTTTCGTTCCCATTCATCATCACCATCCATCAGAGGTTCTTTAGTCTGATTGATAGCCTTGAGATATTCCTTTAACTCATACATCACTACGATTGCACTTAAATACGATTACACTCCTCAACTCATAACACTCACGGGTCACGGGCATGGCCATGTGTGGTAGATGTGCGTCAAATACAACTAAACTGTTACCAACATAAGGAATAAGTTCTCCATCAACAAGAGTACCACCGCCCCACTCAGGTTTCCAATCCATTCGTGGATAGTAAATCATTGTGAAATCACCATCATCTGTATGCAATACAGGTTCAATACCATGTGTGTGAGCATTTAAATAGATGCGTTCATAACCTGTAATATTAAAGTTCTTTTTAAAATCATATTTGTACATCGCAGCTGTCCAAATAGGCATCACAAACTCGAAACCATTTGCAATTATTTGTTGTCCATTTTTTCCACAAAGACGATGCCAATGGGTGCTAGGATGTGCGTCTTTTCCCTTACCCCTAGAGTGATACTCATATCTCCAATGAACCTTTTTCATTTCGGAAGCAATCAATTCTGCAACATGGTCTTCTACCACACCATCATGTAACATTATCATTGTTTTTCTCCTTCCATATTCTTTGCTCGTCTGCGTTTGCATAAGCAAGATCAATAAGATCGTTTCTTAGAGGGACATTTTCAATTTTTTTAATTCCCGATTTTCTGTCTTTAGGAAGCATACAAAATTCATAAACAAGAGTTTCTGCCCACACGCCAATCAGGTCTTTGATTTTATCTCGTTCTTCTAAAGAAACCATCTTGGGTTTGAATATAGCAGTTCCATAGATTGAATGAAACAAACCAGCTTTGCAAAGGTCATCAGAACAACCTCTTTCAGACAACAGTATACTAACCGCAACTAAATGATGTAAAAGACTTCTAGAACCACCACTATGTTTTTGTTTATCACACCCAATATCTTTTAAGTAATCTACTAGTGGAATAAACATTTCCCTGTATTCAGCATCGGTCATTTGAACTTTGCCCTTCCCATAACTTCAGTCAAACAAGCCAACATATTTATTTCCAAATCAGCAACAAACGCTGCCTTATACTGGTATTCAGCCAACACAACGACAACATGAGGAATGCTGCTAGGCTCAACAT